TCAATTACTGCGATATATTAAGAACTGGAAAACATAAAAGAATTAACAATGAAAGCTAAACGAGTAACAATAAGTTTTGACTATACTAACTTCGATGTATTGGAATCAATGTTGGAGCGACTAAAAGACGAATTAATGCAAGGTAAAGAATACTTTGAAAGCGATGTTCACGACTGCAACGGAGCGAAACGATACCTTCAATTTATGCAGGAGTATAAATCTAAGCGTAATTTTATAGTAAATAAAGACGTAATAACAATTAAATCAAAAATATGAAACAGGAAGCACGAAACTTAGTAGAACACTTTTGTTTTAAGTTAGGAGTTCGAGATTATCAGCAGGCCAAGTATTGCGCTATATATCTTTGTCATATGCTAATAACTGAAACGTTAGACGTGAATAGAATAAAGCACTGGAAGGAAGTAATTAACGAAATAGAACGCTTGTGAGAAGATTATTACTATACAACCCTAAACAAAAGATAGACTATCGTAAAATAAAGCGGTGGAAAATCCGTGTTAACATATCAAGAAATTATTATAAGAATTTTGAAGAAGATTAAAAAATAATTCGTATTTTCGTATAGTTCAATGCAGGAACTTTTAATTAAAAAAAAGAAATTTAAAGCTATAGCTGAGTAGTGCTGCATTCACGAAAGGCTGTAGCTTTTTTTATTAAACAAAAAAAATATGTTAGAAATTAAAGAAGAATTTAAAAAACTTATTCCGCCTTTAACTACGGAAGAATTTAAGCAACTTGAAGAAAATTGTATTAAAGAAGGAATTAGAGAAGCTGTTTTAACTTGGAATGGGTTTATTATTGACGGGCATAATCGTTATCAAATAGCTACAAAATGGAATTTAGATTACCAAACTAAATCAAAGCATTTTAAAGACGAAGAAGAGGTTAAAGAGTGGATGATATTAAACCAGTTCGGAAGGCGAAATTTAAGTAATTACCAGCGTTCTGTTTTAGCTTTACAACTTGAAGAAGTATTTAGAGAAAAAGCAAAGGAAAATCAAATTAGAAAACCTGAATTTGTTAAGCAGATTTCTGCGGAACAAAAACCTATTGAAACACGAAAAGAGCTTGCAAAAGTTGCGAATGTTTCACACGACACAATAGCAAAAGTTAAAGTAATTGAAGCAAAAGCACCTGAAGAAGTAAAAGAAAAACTTGCAACTGGTGAAGTAAGTATTAATCAAGTTTACCAAGAAATTAAAAAAGAAGAAAAGAAAATAGAAATAGAAAAACGTAGGGAAGAAATAAGGGAAAGCCTTGTATTACATGAATTAAAAGCAACTGAAAAGAAATATAGAATTGTTTATGCTGACCCACCTTGGAAATATGGAAATGCTATGCCTGAATATGTTACCGAACCACAAGATTATTATTCTTTAATGAGTACTGAAGATATTTGTGCTATGCCTGTTAAAGATATTACGGAACAAAATGCAGTTTTATTTATGTGGACTACTTCGCCTCATTTACCTGAAGCGTTAGATGTTGTAAAATCGTGGGGTTTTACATATAAAACTACTTTTATTTGGGATAAAATAAAACACAATATGGGGCATTATAATTCAGTTAGGCATGAAATATTACTTGTATGTACAAAAGGAGCTTGTACACCTGATGTAAAAAAGCTATTTGATAGTGTTCAAAGTATTGAAAGAACGGAACATTCTAAAAAGCCTGAACAATTTAGAGAAATTATAGAAACACTTTACACGTTTGGAAATAGAATTGAATTATTTGCACGAACAGCGCCTAATGGATGGGATGTATTTGGAAATCAAATTGATTAATTATGTACGTAGGAAACTCAACACACGAAAACACGCTTGAAATAGGTCATGAATTTCAAGACTTTGTTGTAGAAAAACTAATCAATGAATTAGGTATTTCAATCTCTATATTCCAAAGTAAAAAATACCAATTTACAAAAGGAGAAAGTTTGCAAGGAGTGGAAATAAAATACGATGCGCGAAGTACTGGAGATTGTACATATAAAGAATGTAAGGCAACAAATAATGTAGGAATTGAAGTAGCTGAAAAAAGTAATAGAAATAATTTTAATTGGATAAAATCTGGCATTTATAGACTTGATAATTCTTGGCTTTATATTGTAGGAAATTACCAAAATATTTGGGTATTTGGTAAAAAGCATTTAACGTTAATGCACCAATCAAATAAATACAAAGAAATTCAAACATTGCCAACATTAAAATCAATGTTGCTACCTATTGAAGAAGCAGATAAATATTGTTTGAAAAAAATTTGTTTTTAAAATAATTTATTATATTTGTTTTTGAGTTCATCCTACATTATAAACTCGTAAGGTATTATTGACCCTTTAAATGAATGTGAGGTAGGATGCACAGGATTTTAAGGGGTTTTTTTATTACTAAAATTTAAAAAATGAACGGATATGATTTAAGTAGAAAATGGTTTGACTGGAGCTTTGAGAATCCTGAGCGAATCAATCCAAACCATACGGCACTTTATTTTTTTATAATTGAACATTGTAATCGTTTAGGGTGGAAGGAAAAATTCGGACTTCCTACAACCATGGCAAAAGAAGCTATTGGAATAAGAAGTTATAACACTTATATAAATACGCTTAATGATTTAGTTGAGTTTGGTTTTATAAACTTGATTGAAAAAAGCAAAAATCAATATTCGAGTAATATAGTTGCCTTATCAAATTTTAATAAAGCACCTGATAAAGCACTTGATAAAGCATTGATAAAGCACACGACAAAGCAACGTGAAAGCAATAGTAGTATAAATAAACAAGAAACAAATAAACAAGAAACAATAGAACAACGCAAATTAGCATTTGCTGAATCCTTAAAAGAATATTTAGAAGTTTATGGTAAAAATATGATAAACGAATTTTATGCATATTGGACTGAACAAACTCAAAATAAAAACCCTAAACTTAAATTTGAACTTGAAAATACTTGGAGCGTTTCTCGTAGATTAGCACTTTGGAAAAAGAACGATGACAAATTTAACCCTAAACAACAAGAAGAAAAATTTAAAGCACCATGGCAATAGACGGATTTAAGATAACTGAACAAGGCGATATAGTAGAAAAGATTTACAAACATCGTGATAACTACCACAAGAAAGGAATGTTTTTAGGGTGGGAACAATTACACAAACATTACTCGATGACTTTAGGTAATTGCACCGATTGGACAGGTTACCCTATGAGTGGTAAAACTCAAGTTCTTATGGAGCTTTTGGTAAACACTTCAAAATTTTACGGGTGGAAGCATTTAGTTTACTTTCCTGACGTAGGAAACAACGTTGAAATTGTAGCGGATTTAATTCACAAAAAAACGGGTAAAAGTTTTAACCCAAACGCAGAAAACGTAATTACGGATATTGAAATAACACACGCTATGGAATGGGTTATGCGACACTTTCATATCGTTACACGTAGCGACACAAAAGGAAAATTAACCCCTAAAGATTTTTGGGAGTGGGCTATTACATTAAGCAAAACTGATGAAGGATTGCACACGGCTTCAATTGATAGCTGGAAAGATATGAGTCACGATTACGAAAAACACGGAGGTTACGCACAATACTTAGAATATATACTTCCGTTAAGAAATCATATTGCAGAAGAAAACAACTTGCATTTACACACGATCATTCATCCTAAGTTAACGGAAAAGGAAAACGGCAAAAGACCTGCTCCGAGTCCTTACGATTTAAAAGGTGGTTCGGAATGGTTTAACTCAGGCAAATCAATGATAACCGTACACCGTGAGGATATTTTAAGCAACGAAGTAATAATTTACTTTAACAAAATTAAACCTCGTTCAATAGGCGAAGTAGGTAGCGTTAAAATGTACTTTGACAAAGATAGATTGACTTACTATTTTCAGGACGCAGAAAACAACAATTACACGAAGTATTACGCAAGTGAACAAAGGAATGTAATTAGTAACCAATTTCCAACTAAACTTCCTTTAATTGAACCCGATATAGTAAACGGAAAACAATTACTTTCGTTTAGCGAAAAGTTAAAACAATCGCCTTTTTGAATATTAAACTAAGCAAAAACACGAATAAATGGATGAACTGACTATTATAACAGGCAAA